TACAAATGTTAGAGTCCATATTTCATCATCTAATGGTTGTAAAACATTTCCTGTATATGTGATTGTTCCTATATATGGAGGAAATATCGTGTCTAATAAATTTTGATTTCCACTAGCATTTGCGGCATAAATGGCAATACTGGCAATTGTACTTGTATCAACTGGTAGAGTAATTGTACCAGAAAATATGACACTTTGAGGACCTATACCATTAACAGCATATGTAACCACTTCTGTCGCGGTTATAATATTTGTCGCAGCCGGTGCATTTCCAGTAATTGAGGTACCAATAATTACTGGTTGTGAATTGGCAAATACATTTAGTGATGGAACATCAGGAGTAAAAGGCATCAATAGTATTTATACACTTTATTGCTTGGGAAGAACCGTATCAGAAGGTATAATAGGAATTGCTAATCCAGAATTGAAATTGAGAGCCGGAGAATCCATATTTATAGCAGTTGTGGCTTTTATTTGTAATATATTTGTAGATAAACTTATCTCACCTTCAGATGCACCAATATTGATATTTCCCTTTGCCTTGATATTTGTATCTCCTGAAGATTCTATATTTACTTTACCATTCGCATTTATATTCGCATCACCGGATACAGAGAAAAAAAGTCCACCAGAATCAGATTTGATATTTATATTTCCATTTACTTCAATATTCCATCTACCACCAATAGATAAATTATATTCATGATCACAGCGTTCATATTCATTTCCCATGATATGCACGTGGTCATCTTTCATAACAACTGTATAACCATCTTTTACAATTTTATGAACTTCCGAGCCGTCAGTTAGTCTTTCAATAAAACTACCAGTACGATCAAAATCTAATTGTCCTTCTTTATTTGGTGTATCGTCTTCTACTTTTACATGTCCTGATTCAGTTTCTTTTACATGTATGTAAGGATAAATGCCGGCATACCAAATAGGAGGTTCATCCCAAGTACCACCATATGAAATTGGAACCCCTGTATCTATCAAATTTTTAACAATTTGAATTACAGTTTGTTCTATTTTCTCATTACGTGCTATCCTATTAGTATCTGGTTCTTGTAAATGAGAAACTAAAGGAAATTGAGATCCTTGAGTACCATTGGTTAATTGCGCTCCTGAACCATCTTTAGGATATGAACGTGATGCTATATGACGTGGGGCAGTAGATAAAGTTTCTGTTGTTCCTGAAGAATCTCTAGGATCACTAAAACCTATTGTATTATTCGGAGGATTCTGAGGTATTCCTCCAATTGTTCCTACAATACAAGGTTCTTGACAAGCTTCGCCGTCTCTAAAGAAACCAAAAACCCATGTTCCGGGAACCACACCTAATGGGGTGGTTCCTATTCCATTCATTGCAGCCGAAGTTAAAGGCTGAATTACATAGGCCCATTGTAACTCTTCAGATTTAATAAAAGATTTATCTTTAGTATGAAACCCTAAAATTCTAACTTTTATCTTGCCTAATTTATCAGGATCTTGACGGTCTTCCACTACACCATGGAACCAAATAAACCCGTCACGCCCCATATAAAATGATTCGTGTGTCATTAAAACTATTTAGTAAGATATTTTCATAAAATTTTAATACTCGTAATTGCGAATAATCCATCAGTACCTACAATTTTACCAGGATCTTCTAGATTTTCATTAGCCCATTCTTGTAAGTCTCTAGGATTATGTATTGCTAATTGAGATAGATATTTAAGTTTTTCCATACCAGTTTCTCTATCATAGCAAGGAACATAAACCTTTACAATTTCTCCATTAGATGATTTTACCGTTAATATAATTTTATATTCGATCATAAAGGTATATTTTTACTTTCCGATCAATTTATCAACTTCAGGAGAACAAGGAACATATGTCATTGTAAGTCCATTCTGATATGTAGAAAAATCTCTTCTAGATGCAACCACAGCGAAACAAAGATTAGTTCTCATATCTCTAAAATATGTAAGATTATTCATAAAATCTTGTGCTGTATCTCTACTAACCTTAGAAGGATTTTGACTACATGCAGCCATCACACCAAATAAAATTACAATAAGTCCCATTCCAAAATATCGTTTAATCATAAATTAATTTCCTCTATTAGCTTCAGACGCGCGCGTGCAATTTCGCAATACTCCGGGGACAGTTCCATCTGAATGAAGTTGCGGCCCGTGTTGACGCAGGCCACCCCGGTGGTGCCGGACCCACAGCAGTTGTCTAGCACGGTGTCGCCTTCATTGGTGTACGTGCGGATAAGGTACTCGAACAAAGCCACAGGTTTTTGGGTGGGGTGAAGCGATTTTGAATCTTGAGCAAAGCGAATAATTCCGCGCGGGTACCCTGTAACTGTTTGCCTGTAGCAATCGTTCTCATCCGCACCCGTTACCGTGCCATGAAAGCTGTGGTCTGCGTTCTCTTTGTTCCCATCACGGCCCCGCGTCTTCGTACCTGTATTCTTCACTGTGCGATCTATAACCCTTATTCCCTGGGGGTTATAGGTGGGGTACTCCCGATAGAATACTAGAACGTCTTCAAACCCTTTTAGGGGCTTATGCCTTACGTTTAGGAAATCAGTGGGCCGCGTCTTTTCCCACACCCAAGCGTATCTTAGCATCGTAAGATTTGATGCACCTAACGCACAGGTAAATGGCTGACTGCAAGTTAGCACAATGGGCGCGTTGTTCTTTGCGATGCGCCTGTACTGCTCCCAAAGCGGTTCAAACGGAATGACTGAATCCCACTTGCATTGCGTGGTCCCATACGGCAAATCACACAGCACCATGTCCACGGACCCGGACGCCACGCCCGGCAACAGGTCCAGACAATCCCCCTGGGTCACCGTGTTCAGCCCGATATGCTTCACCGTCTCAGAGAGTGCCACTATCGACTTGAATTGCTTTGTCATGTAGTTTCTCTATCATAGCAAGGAACATAAACCTTCGATATGTCTTGATTTTCGATTGCGGCTCGGCACACTCCGCTCAAAAACTCCCATCTTGAGAGTTTTAGCAGTTGTTGTGGCGTACCTTCAATCAACACGCAGTCTCCATCGCATAATGTGATGCGACTGTGGTCATTTTCGCTGAACGCGATAATAATCATAAAATTAATTTCCTCTATTACAACATTCAAATAAACAAAGTAAACATGCCTTGAATCTTTGTTTCTTGGCACCACATTTGGTACATCTACCACACAGAATTAACCAAAACTTTTTAATATCAGAAAAAATAAAAGACATATTTAAATTTCCTTAAGGCTTTATATCTTTTAAACCTAAACCATCACCTTCGGTCACTTGGAAACCCATTTATTCAATTTGTCAACATATTTTTGACCAGATTTTTCATTACGGAAAGCTTTGACTATACATTCTCTATAGTCATCATATTCACCACATTTACCTTCAATCACAAATATTTTCATAAATTATCTCTCAATGATGTTAGTATAGTACAAAATTCTCGTTCTGTCAAGACATTTAGCTGGATAAGAGTTTCCAGATCCTATATTCACTTTATATATTCCTCATGATAATCTTTAATAGTTCTGACCAAATAACAATCTTCATTATATTTCTTGGTTACCAATTCCAATGTATGATATACTCCGGACCAATAATCTACATTTGGACTCGGAATATTACCATTAGATAATATCTTTACTTTATCAAATAATTTCTTCAATTTCTTCTTCTTCATAATTTGGCCTTAGTACTTTAATCGCTACATAGCTTATTATAGCGAACAAAAGGTGATTTGTCAAGTATTATTTTGTAAATTCTTTTAATATGCGTGGAAAATTGAATCTTTAACCAAGTCAAGGACGCTAATATACTGTCTTTTGTTAATGATATGACGTATAGAGGACACCAAATAATTATCAGAAAAGTATGCATCCACAGGCATTTGATCTTCAATTGGGGGTTCTGGAGATGGTAAAGTTATATTTACTATATCACCAGCACGTCTATTGCTATCACCAGGAACAGTAGTAAACATATGCACGTTTTCCATCTGTTGCATTTGGGAAATTCTCTGTTGCATCCATTGAGTAACCCAGTTTTGTTGATTCACAGATTGTAATCCGATTGGATAAAATTTGTGTTTACCAAATACATCATTATTGAAATCAGATTGAGGAGTCCATAAGTATGATAATCCACCAGTTACAATATTTGGTTCAATGTGTTTATAATTTGTGTATGAACTAGGATAATCAAAAGTGATATCACCAAATTGTTTTAATTGGATATCATGCCAAAGTAAATCATTAGTGTACATTCCATTATTGATATTATCCAACGTATCAAAGTTATTAACAAATTTATATGCCTGAATAGCAATGGTATCTGTTTTTAATGTTCTTGGTTTATATCCTTCTGGAATATTTTTACGAATATTTGCAGGTTGAAAAAGATAAGTTTGTGCCGAAGGAGCATCACATAATTTCTCTAAGGACACAAAACTAAAGCCACTCAATGTTTGGAAATAAAGATAATTCGCACCTTGATATTGAGTACTGTTAGCACGGGACGCTAAGAAAT